CTAGCTTCTAGCTTTTCTAACTTGTACTTAACGTCGACTTTGATACGATCTCGCTCTGATTTTAACTCTTTAACTACTTCACGGTTACTAGTTAGTATCTTGAAAATATCTTCAACTTCAGAGATATTATACTGCTCAAGTATAGTAGTTGCTTTCTGTATCTTCTCTTTATTCTCTATCGCAACAGCTTCATCAGAGTGTAACCTGTTAGTTATTTCTTCTACTTGAGTAACAAAGCGTGCATGCTGGATTTTCATCGAATCAAGATCCTCATTAACTGACTCTATTTCTATTATTTTAGATTGAAGTGTTGTAATACGTTTATCTAAAGTATTTATCTTACCTGTTAATGAACTAGAAGATTTTTTAACCTCTTGCTTACGTTCACGCTTTATCTCAAGCTCTGTCTCTGCATCTGCTAATTGCTGTGTAAAGTCAGTCTTTTTAAAGTCCTTTAATAATGCACTTACATCCTTTATTTCATCATTAGCTGCTCTCCATAGATCATCAAATACCTTTATATCTAAGAATTGTGCTAATAAATCTTTACGTTCTGATTGAGATTTATCTATAAATCCTGTATTATTATTTTGTAATGATAGTGAGGTTAAAATAAAGTCTTCAAAGTGTCCTACATGTGAGCTGATATTCTTATTGGTATCATATCTAGCTTCACCATTAAGTGACACTTCACTGCCTTGCTCATCAAGAGTCCAGAAATTCACTTTGACAGAATATTTACCCTCCTTCCAACCCTTAAGGCCTTTGCTTCCATTCCGTTCTATAAAATAGTCTTGACCATCTATCTTAAAATGTAACTTACAATGAAATGTAGTCTTCTCACTATTCATAACATCTCTAGCTTGAGATGACCTACTACATTTATCAAATAAACAATATGTTATAGCGTCCAGTAATGCACTTTTTCCTGATGCATTAGGCGCAAATAATCCATAAACACCTTTCATGTTAGTAAAATCTACAGAGTTATCTAAACCGTAGCTGAACATATTACTGAATTCAAACTTCACAGGCTTCCATGTTAAATTTCTGAATACATCTACTTGCGGTATTGTGCTGTTTAATTCTTTATTTATTTTTTTAATAGTTTTAATAGTATCATCTTCTAGGACAAAGTTACGCTCTAGATAATCGACTATTAATTTATTTTGATAATTAGTATCTCGAACATCACCTAGCCCTGCATCTTTAGCATTCCTATCACCACTTCGCTGATCTGATAATCTATCCGTTCGTATGATAGCCACATCCTTTAATTTAGACGTCTTACGAATTTTAGTTAAGATTTTTTTAAGCTGAGATTCTTCCGTTTTACACACTTTAATACGTAACCTAGGATATTTAGGCATTACTATCTCGTCTACTATTTTACCGTCATGTATTTCAAGAGTTACATAAGCATAATCGTTTTCAATGATCCTATATTCAGGTTTACGATTTTTTACATCCCATAATATATATCCATGATTAGTAGGGTGTTCACCCCAATTCTGACATACTAGAGAACCTGCGTACGCAATAGTTTTTGCTTTGTTAAGGTATTGTTGCTTGTGTATATCACCGAGCAGGACCATGTCGTATCCGTTAAATATATCCGAGGTAACTTCACCTGGTAACTTAAATCCAACGTCAGTAGTTGCATTTTCAACTGAACCGTGGTATAAAGCTAATTTTGTTTTTTCTGTTTTAATATTTTTAGATAGTATATAATCCTCCGGTTGATCGAATACAGACATTACATTGAACACACAATCAGCTATCTCATAAGTACCATTATCTTTTAGATAATAAAAATTATCTAGATTAAGTGAGTCAACTATAGGTGATAGTGCATCTAATCTACTTTTATTATTTAGATTGCAATCATGATTACCTGCTATAAGAATTGTAGGTGCTATATTACTTAGCTTAGTAAATAAATCACTCATCATCTCGATAAGTTCAGGACTCATTTCTGTCTTAGCGTGCGCTATATCCCCAGCTAAGTATATTAAAGAATTCTCTGGTAAGTTATCTTTTAGATCTTTATACAATTTCCTGAATACCTGCTTATACTCTTTATGACGTCTTAAGTTTCGTATATGAACATCAGCTATATGTGCTATATGCTTTATACTTTTAAATCCTACATCTATTTTATTCAAATCATTTTCTCTTTCATTTTCATCTCCATTAACTGATATGTGGTTAATGCTTTACTTTCGTGTATCACTGATGTAATCCTCGAAAAACCTAAATCGCTTGGATCCTCTTCCTGTAAATCAATTAAATTGACTGATACACCGTTGTTAATAAAATACTCACAGCTCTGTAAGGCTTTTGCTCGTGCATCTTTATCTAAAGCTATATTAATATGTTTAACGTTATTTTGAACTACAGCTTTTTTAAGTTTCTCTAATACTATCTTTCCAAAGAGTGGTATAGCGTTTCGTTTAACAGATAGTGCGTCAAATACACCTTCTACTACCGTTATTGGATACTCCCAATCTATATATAATTCGAACCCTATAATATCTTTAGATACTTTAGGATTTTTATGTTTAAATGTAGAGTCATTATAATAAGATCTACCAGTAAAGAAGTTTAATATACCATCTGCATCATAACTTGGAATTACTACCATTTTACTATATGGACCAGTCTCACAATACCCTATATTATATCGTAAGATATCTTCACGTGTTAAACCTCGTTTTTTAAGATAGCTAAATGCATTCCAAAATTCCGGATTACTGCTCTCAACCTGTAGGAATGATTTAAACTCGATAGGTAGTGATAGTTCATCATATGTTTTCTTTGCGGTAGTTACAGGGGTGTATCCTGTGAGGTCTTTTAGTTTTTCAAAATGCATCGTAGAAGCTTTTAACTTCTTAAATAGGTGATATATACTGCGCCCTTTCACTCCACACACCCAGCACTGCCACATCTGTGTACGTAAATTTACTTGCAATTTCTTTTTCGAGTGATGACAGAATGTGCAATTAAATGCTACTTCATCATTCTGCAGCGATCTACCTCTGCTAAGTAATGACTCGAGGAGTATTTGAAGTTTTTTAAGCATATAATAATATACGAAAAAAATAACTAACTACAAACGTTATTTACGGTTTTTTTCTTTATACCATTTAACTGGTATACTTTTATCCGCCCATATAATATTATTTTTTTCACAAAAATCTGCGTATGTAGTTTTAGAACCCTTCCTAATTTTACCTTTAGAGTTTTGAAATACTAACCTAATATCTAGCTCAGGGTGTTGCTTTTGAATAAGCAAATGCTTTTTACGATCTTCTAAAACCCACCTACCTTTAGTCTCTACTAATATACCATTAGGTAAAGTAAAGTCGATTGTATATGTATGATTGGTTTCTGGTTTAATGTAAGGTATCACGGTTACTTCATATCTGAACTTTACTCTATCCTCCGTAAGCTGTTCTGAAACTCTATGTTCGAATCCGCTTCGATAACCATGCTTGATTGCGTTAGCTCTTGCTTTTGAAATTTTTCTTGCCATAACTTATTATAGATAAATAGTAATATTATTTGTCAAACTTAACTATAAACGTCATATCAACGTTTTTTAGCTTCTGTATAGGTCGTGCTAATTTTGCAACTGCTAATAAACGTCCGAAATCATCATATAACCCAATTGTTGTTACATACGGATTAAATATAGGATCTTTTGCAAAATCTGCTAATTCTTGAACTGATAATACATCAGCACACTTACCGTATAAAATCTTCCGTGCAGTTGGATTGGTTGTTAAATTAAAATCAGATGCTTTTGTATGACATTTGATCTGTTGCTCATACAACTCTCTAGTATTTTGGAATTTTAATTGAAAGTTTTTACTAAAAATTGCTTGTGAATTATTACCTACCGTTGCTGTACCAGAGTGTAATGATCCTGAAAAATACATAGGATACTGTGTATTGGTGAGTGCAACAATACCATGCTCGTAAAATACGTTACCTACCACATTCGTTTGATATGCAGTTGGTGAGGTAAAATTATTATCGTATAAAGATAGTATTTCATCTGATGTTAGTGATGTATCATAAAATCTTAGCTCATCTATTGATCCACTAAATGGATTCTCGGGTGGCATGAAATTGCTTTCAATACTTGTTATATTTTTTGATCCTGTTATCCATGCTGTACCTTCATCTCCAACAAATACATCAGATATATTATCTGTACATTTTAAGGTATCTTTGCTTTGCCCAACTAATTTACCATTTATCCAGATAGATATGGTATCTTTATGCTTTTGAATAATAACATGGTTATCGATATATGGTTGTAAAGATATATTAGACTCTACTAGTGTTGTATTTATTCCATCAGATCTACGGAGTACAATAGTATTTAACGGAGCGCCATCTTTATAACAACCAGTAGTATTAACTGGTAATCCATCCTTCTCATATGAAGTATTCTTTAACTGTATATGGTACGGGTATTCCTTCTTTTGATCAGGTCCTTGTAGTTTAACATCAAAATTAACTCCATTAGCTGCATTTTTTAATGTTTTAGATCCTAATCCTGATTTAGTTAAGAGTGTTATATAATCGACTCCTGCTGATGATCCAGAGTGTATATTAACGCAGTCTTCAGATGTACCTCCTGCACTACCACCAATCCCAGTTGTAGCAAAAGGTGTAGATCCAATAATAGTATTTACTCCTGGTATTTGCTGTTCTGGTATTTTTATCCAAAAGCTTATAGCAAATCCATCTTCACTTCCAAGATTTAACTTACTGTGATGGGGTATTCGTATACTACCACTATTATTAAACTGCGCACGTATTCCAGTGTTTACGTCTGTTTGATAGAAGTTTACACTATCGTATGTTTTTATTGAACCACTAGGAATCATTGAGGCTATACCTGGCATATACTTAACTTTATCAGATACTGCTTCATTTTTATATATAGAATAATCTTTAATATATGTAGTTCCAAACCCATCATGTAATTTATAGTCACTAGATTTACTAACTTGACCTTCAATAGTATATAGTTCATTAAATCCATAATACCCTACTAATTTTTTTGGATTTGCAAAGGAAGATGAATTTATACTGCGATCGATAATATTACCATATCCATCATCTACTAAGTTAAATGATGCGGTTACAGGGGGAGTTCTATCAAGCTCCATCGCTGGATGTTTATATAAATTTGCTAGCTGTGTATCGTTTACAGCTGATTCATAAAATCTTACATCATCAATAGATCCTGTGAATGCATTTCTTAAAGTAGTAGCGGTTGAGTTATTATTTACAGCTCCTTGGGCTACAGATCCTGATGCGCCTATGTACATGTTTCTAGAATACTGTATCGAACTTGTTACTGATCGTGAAGTTAAATCTGCCCAATGACCAGGATCAACTGACGCAGTAGCATATCCTACCTTTTTAATATATTTGAATCCTGAATTTTCACTTGGATCTGGTCTGTATATCCTAAGGGTAGTTTTAGCTGCATCTCCCCATGCTGGTAACTCTTCGTATTGTGAGCCTGATGTACCTGTTGATATTTCTCCTGGCCAAAATTCCTGTGTTACTGATACGAGGTTCCATGAACCAGTTGCTAATCCAAATCCATCTGATACAGCTTCAGCTGAAGCAGATGTGGTGCAGTTGCTGCCAGTAGCTCCAAAAAACATTTGGATAGGTAATATACCTTTACTATTACTAACATCATACGAACTAGTTAACATATTTAATTCGAAATAAGAGTTCCTATCCCTAGTCAATATTGTACTTTGACCAGGTGCACCTGTTACATTATTAGGCATTGCGTTCCAATCTGGTGGTTTTACCCACATAGTTACAGTATAAGCAGGCATACCAAATTTATAATTAACATTAGCATCTGCGCCTTCGTTAGGATTAATAGATTCCCACCAGTTACTAGGAGTGACTCCTTTAAACGCAACAGAGTCTCTAACAAGTAACCCGTTACCGACATTATATACTGTATTATTAATTTTTGTAGTGCTTTGTACTTTAAACAGCATGCTACCTGTCCCTACAGCTCCTGAAGAGGATCCTGTAATTACCATTGTGCCTGGTGCGGTAGATGTTCTTGCGTCTGCGAGTGGGTACGTATCTTCATTATCATTGTACCTAGATTTAGATGTTTCAAACTTCCAGTGATTAGAGATTTTAACTGGTAGATCGTATGTAGTATATGGTATACCAGAGCTTGATACATTACGCTCTCGATCTATCTTCATACTCTCTACATAATAATCTGTAAAGTTTAGTGATCCTGATTTTATTTTAAGATCAAATAAAGGTGATGGTATTGAGATAATATGAGCTTTTGCTTGAAGATCCCTAGATTCTCGTTCTGGTAAATTACCTCCGAAGTTTTCTGAGGGTTTATCTACTCGTGAATAGTATAAATGCTTTGCACTATCATAAATAATTGATTTATATGTACCGTTTGGATTCTTTTCTTCTAAGTCCAGGGCTTTACCGCGAATGGCATCTCCAAAACTCCAAGAATGATAATTTGCACCTAGAATTTGAACCCCATAACCGCATCCGCTGCCAGAATAATTATACGAATTAATAGTATAATTCTTATGCGCATTAAATGTTGTAATGCTTACATGCGTAATTTTATTTATTTATAATATATAGAACCCTCTATAATAAATATAGAGGGTTAATATAGTTAGGAAAAAAATCTAAAGTTATTGGTTTTAGAAATCAAGTTTTACTTTTATTAAAGCTTCTCTGTCAAAAGATTTAAGTAATGGTTTACTTAACTTTGCAGTTGCTAGTAATTCCTGCTTGTCATTATACATTCCAACTGTTGTTATATATGTTTTTGGATCATTAATCATTGATGCATGGTTTATTGCGCCTAATGAACCGGTTGTAAATGTTGGATTATTGCTAAAATTATAATCTGCATTTTTTACTCGTATATAATAGAAGGTTGAGGTAACTTCTTCCTCATTACGTGCTTGAAAACCATAATCTGAATTATATGCAGCTGCTCCTGATATTGCAGCTAGAAATTTACCATTCATATCATTTCCTGTGTTAGATGCTGTGTATGAATTTCCTAGATCGTTTACTATACCTCGCTGTTTTAATCTTCCAGTATTAAGAACTATAATACCAAGATCAGGGTAGACTAACCCATAACCACCTTTTGCATAACCATTAGCTGAAGTGGGTGTTGTATCTGATTTAAGTTCGCCATTAGCTATCGTACCACTTACAACATTATAAACTCGCTTACCATCTAGAATAGTAGCACTTGCTCCTCCACTATTATCAATAAGTTTTGTAATTGTATCTCCAGCTCCATTGGTCATTGAATCTTGACCAGTTAAATGACTACCACTTAAACATAGTTCCCAGTTACCTGGATCTAGTTTTTCTTTTAATCTACCTCTTTGGAAGTTTATTACATGAATGTGTTCTGAATTAACAGAGCCATCAAATGTAAAGGTTGTATCACCAGGAGCTAATACTAAATTTTTATATTGAGTATAAATTGCTTTAGTTGGAAAATCCTCATTAGTCAAAATACTACTACTACCATGCTTATGACCATATGCTACTGCAAATTGTACTGATGATCCTGCTGCATTTGATCCACTATTATATACATCATAATAGTATTTACCTGAATTAGATCCCGTTTGAGCTGATGATGTATGGAATGTTGTTAACTCACCTGTTCCACCAGACCATAACCCTGCAGTTACAGTCTCTTTTCGATTTGTAATTATATCATTACCAGCGTCAAATCTTGAATATATTTTACCAGTTGTAGTTTTTTGAGCTAATGCATCTCGCTCTATTACAATTTGGTTAGCTAGTTTTTGAGCTTCACGTATAATTGCTCCTCTAGCTGAATCTGCAGCTGATGGTAATCCATCTGCTTGACGCTTTTCTTCTTGTAACTGATTCTTTATCGCCTCAATTTCAGCGAGTTCTTTTTGTATTTGTGCTTTAGTTTTTTTAGCCATTTTTTTATTTCCCTATAATTTACAGGTTACCGCCTGATGTTGCAACTTCTTGTTTATTAACCTGCACTTGGATTGTTGCTCTTCCACCCGTCTCGTTTCCAATAATAGTTAATGTAGCTACCTTGTTTTCTAGTGGTTGATTTTTTGCAACTACTCTAAAACTGAATCCTACTGCAGTAATTGATTGAGCAGACTCATCATCTCCTACGAATGTTGGTATAGTTGCTCCTTGCATCAATAAACTTCTTACAGCTGAACCAACTTCCAGAAATGCAACATCACTATTTGATAATATTGCTGTATACCCTAGTGTTGAGTTACCACCTTCAAAATTAGATGTATTAGGTTTAATATCAACTGCATCACCTCCCGCAACTAAAGTTACAGAAGACTGTGGTACTGTAATTACTGGTATACGTGTTGTGTTCTTTCGCAGTGTTACGAGTTTATACTTCATAGTTTGCGTTTCATCAGGTATAGCTTCTATAAGAGGCATATTATCAATAGCTATTCCGTAATAGTTAGTACCCAATGAGTGAGCTGGATTCCATAAATCGTAATCGATTTCATCATCAGCTAAAGCAAATTGTGTTATTTTAAAATCATCAGCTCCTTTTGCTAATATTTCACGTCCTTTCTTTGTTAAGATCGCATCTACTGTGATCGATGTATTGTCTAAATATCCCATGTTATTCCCTTTATGTTATTGTGTCTTTAATAAATATGATTATATTATAAAAATTAACGTTTTTTATTCAATACTTAAGTTTCCACTAAATCCTGCGTCAGAACTGATTAACTGATTAGGATCTCCCAGTGTAAACGATACAACTGGCCCATTATCTGGAGTTGAAGTGCTATCCATATTAAATCCTGGCCCACTTAACTGTGTTCCACTATATTTCATTCTCTGTAATCCTGATGGACCTCCAAGATTGTAGTCAGAAACCTCTGCTGGTATTAGTGATTTACTGGTTGCAAACAGATTAACTGAACTACCATTCTCATACGATTTACCAAAAGAAGCACTAGCAGCATGACTGCCATAGAAATATACATTAGTCATCCGAGTTTCTGATGTTCGTTGTGCTTTTATAAACCTTAAGCTTCCTGATGTTTTCCATCCCGGTGTCTTTACAGGGATATATGCTCCATTAGCTTGTTTATGTAGTCCCTTAAAGCTGTAAGGTGTGCCAGTTGTTTGATTACCTATTATAATTGTACCTGCTATATCAGCTAATGGGGAGTTAGTTTGATGAGAGGGTACGCTACTGGCATTATGTTGTACTATACCTGGAGACCCTTTTGGAGCAGTTTTTATCGGATCAGATGATAGTACTATTATAGGTGAACCATCGTATGAGCGTATCCGACCATCAATTGTAATTGAATTTGGCTTATGGTCTATTAATTCAACTGGTATATGTTGCTGTGGTACACTAGTTAAATTTAATATAGAATTACCTCCAGGTAATTTAGGTGCTACTGTTCCTGTAGTTGTTTGAGGTTCTAAAGCAAATCCATATTGAACTACCTCAGGTTCAGAACAGTTTATCCTTGTCGGTGCTGCTGCTCTTGCAAACGATGCTGCATCTATCGCAATATTTTGCGGTTTGGTATCTCCAGATACGCGTAGTCTACCCCGACTAGCAGCTTTTGAGCGCTCTAAAAAGTGTGGCTGTATTACAACACCTAAATCAGGATTGGATCTAGCTGGAAGGTATTTTTTTAACATTGTAAATAGAGACATATCATACAGCTTTAATTGATTCAGGTAGGCTGCTTTATCATTATCTTTCTCATACTTGTTAAAGTATACTCTATTCAAGCGCTGTAACTCAGTGTATTTATCGTCATAGGCTTCCTGTGCGTCGCCGATATAATCATCTAACCTTATACCACCTAAGTGATCAAATATATCTTTATTGACCTGATCAGTTGGTGAAAAGTATATACCTAAACTATTACTATCTAGTGCAAATTTGTTTGAAGCTGGTTTTTCAGCTCGTGTCATTGGGCATAGTTGATTTATTAAAGTGTTTTCTTCGTGTCGTATTTTATTACTAGTATAATTGTTCGGTCCTAACTCAGGAGTATCTATATACCAAGATTCTTCAACAAAATCGTATTGACGTGAGTTAGGATAATTGTGTGCTGAACCGGATAGTATAAACGCTCGATTAGTATCCCAGTACCCGTATTGCTTCTTCTGGTTAGGATGTAAGCTTAAAATATCAACTGATGCAGATGAGGAGCTTAGACCCTTACTTCCAGAGTAGTGAATCGTATTATCACTCAATGGTAATCGAAGTAATAATTCATTGTATGTATCTGTGCCGTTATTAGATGCATACAGCTCAGGTGCTAGTGTGTGAGTTCTTAGAGTATCTTTCGATATTGGGTTAGCATAATAGCGTAACTCTTGCATAGATCCATAGAATTGTTGACCGAAGACTCCATTAATTGATTCAGCATAATCAGAGGTTTTGCTAGATGTAACATACCCACCTAAATATGCTTTCTTTGAGTTTTGTAAGCTACCCGACCATGAGTTATTTATAGATGATGATAAAAATCCACTATCTTGTCCTCCTTCAGATCTACTTGCAGTCACACGCAGACTACAAGATAAGTGTTGACCTATTGTTCCATACTCACTACGCATAGCCACTAATTCATACTCAAATGCACTACTACTATGATAATTACCTGCCGCTCTCCTGTTTAGTAGTAATGTCCACCAACCTAATCCAGCCTCCTTACTGTTATCTATATCAAATATTTTCGCTTTTCCTGTTGATACTGTTTTGTATCCTGGACCAGAGGAGTTGCTTATACCGGAACTAGACATTACTAAGCTAAAATGACCGTATTGAGTTACGCCCTCTGGTTGTCCGTTAGTTTTTAATGCGGTGGAGTGACTTCTATGCATCACAATTCCCATATCATTATTAACCTGCCACAATGATTGACTGTATGCGGTATCTGCTTTTTGACTCGTTAAGTATTTACTTTCTGGCCATACTCTAAACTCTACTGCGTTAGGTGTAACTGCTTCAATAACATCATTTCCACCGATACTATACCTAACAGGGCTTACAGCGTCTATAGTTCCTTGATGTGGACCCCAGTAGGTTGATACTGATTGACTAGAAAAGTTTAATGTATACTTAAATCCACGCTCTTCATATAACGCTGATTGCTCACTTTTAACACTTGATCCGTACTCGTAAATAGGTAGAATATGCTCAGGTATACCGTAGCAATTAATCAATCCACGTACACCAATACTTGTACCCTTAGCTTTTAACAAAAATGGTAGATTATTAACTATTCGCTTCCAAATTTCTGCAGTTCTTTCTTTTGATGAGTGAGATCTCATAGAACCTGTAGTATTAAATTTAATCCTATGACCGTCACTATCTTTACCTAACCTATACTGCCAAAGATCTTGGTTTGGATCACCATCGATTAGATCCATACCGTAAGATTTAGCGACATGGTAAACTATATCGTCTGATAATCCAGCTCTGTTTATATATTGATTATTGTGATCTCTAGATTTTAAATGATTAAAATATCGTACGTATGACCACCAAATATCATGAGCTTGCCCTGTTAAATCTAAGAATCGCAAATATGTTTCATTATCAGTATCCCCTGAATCACCTATAAATTCTGGTGCGGTATGTCTTAGCATATTCTGATTTTGCTTATCGTACATACTTGCTGAGGTTATAGCGGTTGAATACCAATCACTAGCTGTTGAGTGTGTAACGTGTAAAAGTTCATAGCTAGGACCTGGCATAAATATACTGTGAACTGCCCAGTCAAATATCTGATCCTCATTCCAGGTGTAGTAGTCATCTGTCCATCTATCGTTCTTATATGAACCAGAGTATTTAGGAAATGGAGTAATAACAGACCTTGACCAATCATAATCACCACCACCATTAGATCCTGAGGTGGTTATAAATTTATCAGCTGAACCGCTCTCAAAATACAGCCATTTTTCAAAATCATCAAATTCATTTATAAGTTTTACCTTTTCATTAACCCATTTCTTTTGATACTCTTTTACATATCTAGAGCCGTGTGATCCAGTGTATTCATATATGTATACATCAGAGGTTGAGTAATCACTATAGTTGAACTTTTGTGCTTGTGTATCGTAGTGGTTTATTTGCTGTAATTTATACTTAAAGTTTTTTATACGTTGTTCTGCAGAACTAAAATGAATATAGTTTTCAAATACAGAATGGTCAATGTTTAAATGCACGCCATCAAGACTTGAACTATATGAATTTTCTATTTCAGACTTAACATCTGAATCTGCTCCTAGAAGCTCGTTATAGCTCTTATAATCCGTCTGTAATCGAGCAGTAGAATCTAGACATAAATCAAAATTAGGGGCAGCTATGTTATTACCTTCTAACGGTATAGGATTATCTAATATAACTCGATTAAGGACAGGTTGAGTTGCTTCTGCTATTAACCAACATAATGAATCTTCACTCAACCCTGTTGGTAGAGGTTTATACAATTTTAATAATATAGTATGTGGAGTATCTACATCATGTGGAAATATATCATCTATTAACCAGGATACAATAGTACTCTGTCTATTATATCCAAAATTTACCATCATATTTGTCCACAATGGGTTATTTGGTATAGCTCCTGGATTATTATATGGTCCAATTACTCCTGATGTTGCTTTTAGTTGCTCAAATCGAGCATAGAACTGTTCTAATTCTGGACTAGCTTGAGCTTCAGCGTCTTCGAATATAGTTGGAACTATTCTTACTTCCTTCCTATCTTTACTTATAGCATGTATTTTAAATTTCGGACCTACTGGACCACCAATCGCATCTCTGTGAAAGTTGTATGCTACTGTATATGCTCCATTAACAAGTTGTAAGTCATCTAAATCCTCTTTAATCTTAAGATTAATTTGAGGCATACTCTCTGTATCTGTATCTACTGTCCAGTTGGTTGTATTATGGTTTGAAAAAAGTCGTGTGTAATTAGGATCATACACATGATATTCAACTCGATCGAAAGTGCTTTTACCAAATACAGGGGAGAGCATGTAACCATGTGTTTGTCCGCCTAATGAGGTTAAATCAATATCTGAATAATATTGCGCTGATATCTGATCAGTAGCTTGTGCTATACTAGGCATATTTATGTATAATTCATTTGGCATTATAATTTCCCCACTAGTTCACTAAATGATGTATCAATTGTTTTTTTGTAATCCTCATATATAAATGCTTGACTTTGCAAGCTTACCTTTAGTATAGGTGAGTTAGAGCTTATAAGAATAGCTCCTGAATCGTTACGTGCTATTTTTGTATCAGTTGGTACATTACGGATAATAATATCCTGTGTACCTGTACCAACATCAACTAACGAGTTCAGGTAAGCTTGTTTATCTGCAAGATATGTAGGATCTGTTCCTCCTTGTATATAGTTTTTAGGATCTGGTTTCTTAGTTGGTTTTAAAATCTTCTGTATACTTACCGCTTCTTCTTCAACTGTTAATAATAGATCACTTTCCTGTGCTGCAGATGCTGGTCTGACAATCGGGTTTATAGCTTTTGGATTAACTAGCTCTCTAGTAGCTGTTAATTTTACTGTACTACCCTTAGGCATATTAACTACTCCTTCCTTTTCTACTAGTTCTGAAGGGATTTCAAATATAATTTGACCGTGTGAATCTAAAAATTTAGACATTGGTGGTATTGGTGGTAATATTGGGTCAAATCTACAGCTTCCATCATCTTCAGTTGCTTCTGAATTAAAGTTTAATGCGTTAATATCTGTACAACCTTTAACAGGGTCAGGTGGGAGATATTCGCAACTACTAGGATCAGTTATATTGGCTAGTGGATTAAAATTGGTAGCATCCGGATCCATACAGCCTTTGATAAAAAAATCTTCTAACGAGGTTGATGCGGAGGAGGTTGCAAATGCTTGTGCTGATAGTGAGGCGGAGAAGTTTGATGTATTAGAGATCTCTATTTGATTAATAATCTCGATATTAATATCTTGAGTTTTTATTGAATTTTCACAGCTTGCTTGTGCATCTAATACTAACTCGGTCGGTGTTATAGGTGCAACTGGTAGTATTATATCTGTTACTGGGTCAACAGGTGGTCGTTGAGGGTCTACTTTAATAATAACCTCGTCTACCACTTCATTTGACTCTTCTATAATCTTATCTACTTCTGCGGAAATGGATTGAGTAATAGGTGTTTCTCCACCAGTATTAGGAGATTGATTCTGTTCGTCAGACTTAAGACCTAAAAATGATTGTAGAGCTCTTGTGTTTGCAGCTGTATTGAATTTAGAGTTAGGTACTGGGATTGCCTGGACAAATGGAGGGAAAGATACAGGCGTATTATAGAATATTACTGGTGGCTCATATCCTGGGAAATGGCCACTAGTCATCCCTATATTTTGTGCTTGTGCTGGGCCCCATATTGCTGCAGCTGGATTCAATGGACCAAACTGCCCTGATATAACAGGGGAGGTTGCTTGTGTTACTGATCCTGGATTTGCAATATTTTTTGCTTGAGCTACTGCAGATAGTCCTGGAGCTGGATTTGCAGCTACTAATGCTTGCACTGCTTGACTTGTATTTGATATATTAGATGCCATTATCTTTTAACTTTAAAGTAAAAATTCTCGTCATATACTACTACTGATGAATCAGATTGTGTAACTTGGAAGCACATTTTGTAATACCGTTCTGGCATGAATGAACTCATTTCTAACCTAACATAATTACCACTGCTATCACAACTTAACTTTGTACCTAGACTACTATAAGGTATTACAAACTCCTCAGTTAAAGCGTCTTTTACACCATAATATGATGATGTTGGTAGAAATTTTATATTTTTATAATTTGATTGAGTTGAGAATGTTTTTACAGGATACCTATCACGACCTATTACCCTCAACATAGGTACCTCTTTTTGATTATATTCATGCTTTAAGTTTTTAAGATAAACAACACTTTGATCTGATGTAAGTTCGGATAACCCAGTTGAATCAAAAGATGAATCATCGTAAACCACCTCTAACCTCGGTTGATATACAGTGTTAGTTTCACGGGAGAAAAATCGATTAGTGCCATAATTAGTTGCATCTGTCTCTTGTGAACCTGAACGCATTATTATTAATCCATCGTTTGCTCTGCTTTCAGAAAGAAGGTACATAATAGATGGTGTTACATCCATCCTAACATCAGCTGATTCATGATCAAATGATTGAGTACCATAATATTCAGTATACCATGTTCCACCTCCAGTTACACTAGAGTATACCATACTAGAATCTAAATCTAATGATCTAGAAGTCCACTGTGTATCTTTAGTTGCTATATACCGTATTGAAGGATTTTGTTTATTTCTGTATACCCATGATGAGCCTAAACTATCAAACCCATTTAAACTTACAGGGTCTAATTTTCTACCAGTACCCGTCGTCCATGATTGAGATACTGGATATGCAATTAGGTTATACTTTATAGGTACCTCAGTAGTTTCAGTTTGATATAGATTTAGATAAAATTTAGGATTCAATATATCTCCAGCTGCACAGGATGCACTTACTGAGTCTAGTGGAAAATTTATTAAGATCCGTGATGTAAATACACCTGCTGAAGATGATACTTTTTGTAATTCTAGAATAGAATCTATACCGGTATTCATACTACCAGTTTTTTCATAGATCGATGTGTCTGCATCTGCATATATTGATTTAATCATAGTTTTCTCCTAGATACTAGTAACTCGCCCTTTAATGTCTGAGTTCGGAAATTTTACTTCAAAAATGCTAGGATCAAGTGATGGATATACTACATTATCACGAGTTGCTTGCTTAATATCATAAATATTACCAGAATAACCTTCGCTTGCATCATAAAAATTATAAAATTCTAACTTAGTAACACTCTGCACACCCATTACTGAAGCGAGTTCAGTGTAAAGGTCGGCAAGTATTATAGGTTGATTAATTTGCATATTATCAATGTGAAGTAATTTTTTTACTATATTAATACTTTTTACTAGCACTTCGTTACTGTTAAATCCAGGTAGTGTAATAATTTCAAAATCTACTCCTACATTAATAACAAATGCATTTTTTATATTTACCGAGTCAGTTAGTAGTCTGTATGGTGATATATAATTTTTTATATTCTGTTTAGTTGCTGGATTTGTATTAGTTAACTGCTTATCTTGATCATATGATAATGTATACAGGTTCACTGCAAATGGGTTACGTAACCTATTGTTACCATCTGATACGTTTAGCTGCTCATCTTGTGTTACATACACCTTTGCGATTGATCCGTATTGAGATGGCATAGTTAATGTGCGTATCATATAATCATCTTTACTAACTACCCTACCTTGTGCGTTAAAGTGTGCTAATGAATTATTCCTTACTTCATCAATTGTTTCAGCGCCCCTACCACCTTGCGATGGTGTTGGATTGGTTGCGGCTAGTGATGCTTTAGTGTTATTAAATAATGTAATGTCTAATCCCGATCCTTCACTGATAAATTGTATATCATCTATATCAGTAACATCACCAGAAGGTACATTGTCCTTTGCTCCTAATCCTACTACATACTCAATTGTGAGTGTCGTATTAGATGGTGCTTGTCCGTATGTTTTAGTATATAAAAAATTGGATGGATCTATAAATGTATTATTAACTGGAGTTGCTGTTGGTAGTGCGGATCCTGCACTTATTGGGTTAGGTACAATTTCTTCATCTGGTCCAGCATGCGTTCCAGGTCCAAACTCTAATACTGTTTTACCGGCTGCATCTACTCGAGTTATAAATCGTTTAGATGTCTTAGTAAGCTTTAACATATATGGTGTTTCACTACGATGTTCTGATAATGCAGGTTCAATATATCGATTATTTTGTACTTGCTTAAATACCATGTCTTGAGCTAAATATGGTACTTCACTCCACGTATTACCGTTTGAATCAGTAACCTTTGTTACACTTATTATATTTGTTCTTGGAAGAGTCAGTTGTAAAAATGGCTCTGCTGCTGAGATAGTAAATGTCTGTTTTAACGTTGTACCTGATTCAAACCCCGCTCGTTTACGTAGTAGGTAATATGTAGGTTCACCTGTTGTATCATCAGTTGAGAATATAGATACATCAGTTAAGTTTGATGATCCTGATATAGAAAAATCAATAGGTAGATCTGTACGGAAAATAGCTTCCTTAGTAGCTTTCACTCTCATACCACCTGCTATAGAGAGTGCATATCTAAAGTCTGGTACGTTTTTATCACCTAAACCGATAGCAGGAACTGTCTGAAATACATCTATATCAACTTGAGCTGCAATAGCTTGTCTAGGTTTGTACCCGAGTGTTTGTGCTAATGCTACAACATTTTTACGCTCAGTTGCGTATGGT